ACAAACAATAACACCTTATCCTGAAGGTCGTAACTCATTGTCCATGGGCCTGCTATTGTGGACCATGGATTAGTTGCCGAAGCCCAACTTGAAGAGGTGGTTGGGTTTCCTACGTTCCCATAACCCATGTGGGCAACGTCTGGGAGGTCTCTGATTACAAAGGTGTTCGTTATGTAGTTCCACACCACAGCTCTGTCAGGTTGGTTTGTCGGCGCACCGTCTGAGGTGAAGCAGAATAGTATCTCTGTTCGCCCATAGTCAGCCGCAACAAAACATTTATTGACCTGCGCTCCATCTATCTCTGTGAAGACATACTCTTTCAATTTCTGTGGCAGGATTGGTTTCAGCCTCTGACCATCGTTGATATAGAAGTTGCCTTTACCAAAGATCGCATGACCACCATCAAACTCTGCTACGCAGTTCTTGGCTATCGCTCCAATCGTGGGAGATAGCTGCCGAAAGGAAAAGATGAAAGGAGTTCCGACATAACTCATGGAGTAGGTCGCGTCTTCCTTGTAAATCATAAACGTGTCTCTCAACTGGAGACCGTCTAATATATCGCCTTTCGTATCTGCTAGTTCAAATTCACCCGCATCGACCGTACTGGTTGTCTCATTCCAGGAGGATGGCACAGACTGTAAGCCTGCCTCCGTACTCCACTTGACCAACCGAGGATAGTTGACACCACCTCTCTTTACATTCAATCCCACCAGGAACGAGCGGAATGCTCGCATGGATTTTACATAGACGTTGACAAATGCAGGAGCATCGTCTAAATGAGTGGCAGCAGTAGTGCCATTCTCTCCTCTGCCTATGCCTGTAAATTTAGTAGCTGTCTTACCAGTATAGGATATGTCCTCACTGTCAACGGTAAAGGTTCCGGAGGTCGGGAAGTCAGTTGTCGAGTCTACAACAATCTCATCAGGACTGGGAACTCCTGTACCTGTGATCGCACCATCCAGTAAGGTGAGGCTCGGCCAGTTGGCTAAATCCTGCATCAGAGTAGCGGATAACGGTACACCGTTTGTCAAGGCCCAGTATTGGGGTTTGTCGTAGTTGTTGGTCAGGACCAGTACACCACCGATAATGGTAGAGGTCCAGGTCTCGTCAGCCGTAGCTGAGTAGGCTCCGCTAGACCTTGTGATATCGTACCACTTGGTCGCTCTCGTTACGGTAGCGTCATCGGAATGGCTGTCAGGACTCGTACTGTCTGCGCCTCTACTACACGTTGTGAAGGTAGTGGAGGTCTTTCCTGTATACGATATATTCTCAGAACCTATCGTAATAGTACCGACAGATTCAAACCCAACAGTGCTGTCTACAGTTATAGTTGCAACACTGTCATTTATACCACCATTAAGAAGAGTGCTAGAATTAGTATTATCATAAGCATAGATCGCTGACAAACCGCACACTATCCAGAATTCTGGCACCCCAAGAGTGAGCTGTATAAGGTGGTAGGGTGCGACAGGACAGGTTGCCATAACCTCAGAGTAACCTGGGGTCTTCATTATGGAACCTTCTTCTGTCTTTACATTATTACCATTGCTCCATACGTTAGGTTGTAGCTGCCATGGAGATGTCTCCTTGACAATGCCTACCTCCCCAACTTTATCTATGGAGATATATGCCATTATTTCGGGTACTTCGTTTTGACTGCCTGACGCGCTGCCTCAAGCGCAGTCACAGATGCCATGCGTTCCTCTACAACTCCTTCCCAGAGAGCGACGATGAGTTCGTCAATGGATGGGTATTCTGCTTTGCGCTTTTCATCATACGATCTTGTGTCTGGCGCGTTCCACTTATCGACAATGACTTGTTTTTCATCTTCGGATAGTTCAACGATCTCGCCATTAACTTGCTTTGCCGCGACATCTGATTTTGTGTATACCATAATTTAAGACTCCGAAAGACCGTAGAGAGTTACTCGGGCAACATAAGAGGCTGAACCAAGATTGCCACTTGAGGACAAGAGCCTGAAAGACACATGAGATTCAGCATCATCCCCAAAAAAATAAGGACTCCCATTTTCTGGAATAGTGTCCACATAACTGGTTCTACCGTTTATCGTTGTTCTAACACCCGAGTCCTGTGGGCTTAAAAAATACAACCAACCACTTATTGCTTCAGTATTGGGAGAGTCATAACAAAGATCGCAATAGTCCACAGAGGCACCTGTCTTATAAGTTGTTGAACCATCGGATTTTGTTTGGTATAGCACCCAATCACCAGTTTCTAAAGCAGATAAATCTGAATTCCCAATTGAAATACGCAACTCTTGGTTAGTGGTAGCAAGGTAGACATTCTCAAATGTCATAAAGTAATGACTATACGTTGATGTAAATACATCGGTGAAATCCCAAGTAGCAACTGCGGCATTGTTTGTGGCAGTAGAAATAAAATTCAACCCGGCGGCAGGAAAACCTGTCTTGGTTGCACCAGTGACATCAATAGTTCCGTTTACATCAAGCGTTGCTGATGCGGGAATGGTGAATGTATCTGAGGCATCGCCCAGAGTTACGTCCGTCCCAGAACGTGGTGAGATTTTATCAACTTTGACTTCGCTCATTTCGGATACCCCACTGTCGGATCAGCCAAGTGCGCCTGATAATCTGGATCAGCCTCGATCTCAGTCCATGCTGCTTGTAGTTGTTCTTGCGTTGGTTGTGGGTCAGGGCCAGACCACTCAACGAACTCATGCGGTGGTGGATTTTGCGTCAGCCGATATTGATTAGCGTTAAGACCCAAATGATGTATGCAAAGATTGATGTCCATTTAAGCCTCCTTGAAGATTTCGACTACGGTGTATTCTTCGGTTGTAACATTAAGCGGCTCACCCATTCCGATAGTAGCGTGGGTGTACGAGCAATAATGTTGTATTTCAAAGGCTTTTGACCCAGTAATTACCACTCTGGCGAAACCGCTAGATTGTGTAGTAGAGTAAAGTACCCCCGCTCTCGACGCCATGCTTTGCCCGACTTCTTCAACAGATGAGTCTGTGACGTTATACAACTGTGTTTGATGAAGCCTGACACCTTGACCGGGGGCTGACCATCGAATTAAATAACTACCTGCCGCTAATGTAAACTGATCTGACGCAATCGAAACGATGCCATCAGGGTCTGCTATCTCTGTTTGCAAGTCGCGGGTACGCCACGCACCTAATGTAAATGTGCCACCCCCTGTATTCTGTGCTTTCTGATCCGCGATGATTGCGTAGGATGAGAAGAGGCCGAAACCAGAAGCAGTGCCGCTGTTCGTTATAGTCGCGCCTGATGGGACGGTGAACGTATCCCCGCTATCACCAAGAGTTACGTCTGTTCCTGTTGCCGGAGATAGTTTATTAGCTTTAATTTCTGAAGCCATTATTTAACCGGCCATACGACCGCCTCCACTTGTTCAACTGTCGTTAACCCTGCGGGAAGATCGCGTAATTCTTGACGATAATCGCGCATAGCATCAGACATGGTTACATCCTGCAAAGCATTCCAATCTGTTGCGGCAAGCCGTCTGTTTCTATCTTCGCGCAACCTTGCAATGGCACGATCAAAAGCACCTGCCTCCCATGCCGCTTCTTCGGCATCTCGCGCCATCTCTTCCGCTTCTGTTAGGGGTATTCGCACCCCGTCTACTAATTTGTGTCTTGCCATTTATTTAATCCCGTAAAGATAGATTGTTCCTGCATCTACGTTCCCTGAACTTATCCGAAAAGCTACTGCGTCTACCGCAGATGTTGTATTCATATAACCCGCCGCAAAATTATTATTTTCATTCTCATCCCCACCAGAAGTAGCATAACAAGAGCAAGTGCTGTAAAAATGTTTTACATAAGTTGTGCTTGACGGGGCAAATAAATGAAGAATTCCAGAAACAGATTGATCATTATCATTTCCAAGATTTATTCCTATTGGCTGATAACCTGTTCCTCCCGATAAATCATAAGCAGACGAGTATGATAATGCAGCTTCTGAGTCGTCTTCCTTATGTATCGCATAAAAGAATGTGGTGGTTTTTACAACGTTATAATTTGACCCACCATCTGTGCTTCCATTAAATTCAAATACATTTCCATCTGTTGATGGGTGCATATTCACAAACATAAAAACGTACTCATCGTAAGTGGAGTCAATCCCGCTCGTAAATTCCACGGTTGCATCAGAACTAGCGGTCTGAGACGAGATAAAGACCATATTTC